TAATTATATGACACCATGTTGTTAATAGCTAAAGAAGTACCACTTGGATAGAACCATATAACTTCACCAAACAAGTTGTTTAATCCTACGTTAATTAAATCTCTAGGTGTAGAGTTTAGATTGTCATAAACAAAGTCTTCTACTAAACAGTCCATAGATTCTAGTTGACCATCGTATCTAAAGAAACCATTTTCTGACATCCAAAACGCTGTACCATCTACCTCAACGCACGCGTTCTTTCCTATTAGTCCACAGTTACTTCCTATTTGTTGGAATGAGAAAGTAAACGGTGCGCCTACAAAGGTCATTAAAAATAATGCTGTGTCAGTCCATACATAGATTGCATCCCTACCTCGTATAGCTCCCATAATTTTAGAACCTGCTGCAAGTCTTTGTGTACCTGCCGTGTTCTCTGCAGTTACGGTGTATGCATCTGTACCGTCAATATTTTCTTGATCAGAGAATCTAATAAACATAGCGTCTTGTGATGACTGACTACCTACGGTAGTCTCTGTTCCAAAGAATACTAAGTGTCGATCAGGTGTAGATACTAGTACGTGTCGTGATGCTGTTGGTGCGTTTGCTATTATAGTTGCTCGTGTTGACGTTGCATTAGTAGCAGCTGCATCCCACTCAAAACATCTACCGTTATAAATTAGTGCAATAAGTTTTGTACCATAGTTATCTAATACCCATAAACCAGGATCAATTGTAAAGTCAGCAGATGAAGCTTCGCCCCATGCCACGTAGTCTGAAATATTGGTAACGGTTACACCAGCACTGTGGCCAGCTTTTGTAGTACCGTTAACTTCTCTGGCACCACCGCTTAATATATTTGTAGTTGTATTATTATTTGTATAACTAATATCTTCTGAACCAATTCTAATTTCACCTGTAGCAGGAAATTGAGATGTGTCAGTTAAAGGAATATCAGTTACACTATCGTTAATGGTAGAAGCTATTGTAGTTGTTGCTGGTCCAGCTACCGTACCACTCCATAGTCCTGTACCCCAACCAAAACCACCAACCTGTTGTGCTGGTCCTACTGTGTAATAACACAATATAGAAGCAGATCCTGATCCACTTAAAGGCGTACCAGACTCAGTTGATTCCATAGTAATTGTAAATGTAGTTGTAGTAGGAACTGATGTTACCATGTATTTAACATCTTCAAATGTAGCGTTATTATAAGTTGATGATCCAGTCACTCCTGTTACACTGTCAAATAATACAATGTCATCATCCTGTAATCCATGAGCCCCGGTGCATGTTACCGTAACTGTTTTTGATGAAGATGTACTTGTAAAGGTTGCGCCTGTTAATGTAGTTCTGATAGGATGTATGTCGTAGTATGTGCCTCCAGAGTACACATATAAAATTCTGTTTGTACCTATAGCAGCAAATTTAATACCTGCATTATCATCAAAATGGTGTATTGCTCTGGCTGCACCTGTTAAATTAGTTGCACCAAGCTGTGCCCAACCACCTATTTTTTCTGGTGATCCATATCTAAACCTAACGTTATCGCCCCCGGTCCATTGTCCTTCGGCCCCGGTTGGAGTAACTTGTTTATTAAAGCCTGGCAAAAAGCCTAATTTTTGTAGCATAGAAATTCCTGTTTTGTGTAGATTATATTAAATCGCGTTGATGTTCAACGTTTTGGTATGCCCAATAGAGGTCTTTTATCATACAAATTGGTCTTTGCAAACCGCCCATCTGCATGATTATAATGAAGAAATACTTGTCCGCATAGCTTGCCTTGAAAAGGTTTACGCCAATGCTCTAATTCACAGCCAGAATAAATAAGCATATCACCAGGTTTTAGATTAACTTCTACACCTACTGGTGCACCTGGTTTAATAATTCCTTTATATTCGTGAATAACATTATCAGCTCCTGTTGGATCTAAGTAAATTGGCCAGTGATCACCACCTAAACAAAGCGTAGTAGATATCTCACAACTAGGTCTATCTTTATGTCTGTTTAAAATATTACCTGTTCTGTAAAGCCTTGTGTATGAATAAGTAGGCACCAATTTAAGTCCTGTTTTTTTCTGCATAACATCTATAGTTTTAATTAATAATGTTTCCATTAATCTATCACCATATTTAGCGTAAGAATTCGGTACTTGTGGGTCATTAAAATTACCGAGAAGTCTATTACCCTTGTGAGTTACATTATTTTCTAACATCCAATAATCTGCTTCTGCTGATATCTGTAAATATCTATAAGCTAGGTCTGCCACATCTTTAGATATAGCACCTCTGATAACTTGGTATTTATTTTTTTTAAAACTCATACTTGTATAAAATTATAAGATACTGATATTCTCCAGTTCTTTTCCCCTTTTTCTGTGTTCATATTTAAATCAACTCCGTGCGGAAGCCAAGATGGGAAAAAAATCATTCTTCCTTCTTTAGGTTCATACGCACATACTCGCCATAATTGTTCAGGTAAATTATCTAATCTTCTAGGCATATGTGTATTAGGTCCTGGTCTAGGGTCTTCTAAAAATAGTTTGCCTGAGTTTTTAGGAACTTTGATATAATACACACCTGACCATAATGAGTTAGGGTGTGTATGCGTTTTATTATAAGAATACGTTGGACTTACATTAGCCCACATATTACCAAGTCCTAATTTAGGTTGGACTCCATAATCTCTGTTACACTCTTCTGCCATTTTAAACAACTCTGATGCTAAAGGTTCATATTCTTTTCTTTGATTCATATCAGTTGGACTATGCCAACCAAATCCAGAGTTAGTTTTATCTTCGCCTTTAGGGTTATCTTTTCTCCATTTTTTTATATGTTTAAATAAATACTTATTTAACTCTTTTGCGTTGGGCAAATCTTTATAATAAATAGGAGTGGGAAATAATAATTTTCTTTGTAGTTGACTCATTTAAAAGGTGGTCCTCCAAACCACATCACTAATGATTTTCTGACCCCCTTCTTAACTGGCGCAACTTGATGTCTTAAAAATGATGCAAAGAATATTGCTTGTCCTTGTTTTAAAGGTAGTGGTTTGTTATCACCTAGATCTCCAAACAAAAGATCTCCACCTGTAAACTCTGATGGATCTGATAATAAACAAGTCATAGATATTTTACGAATTGGAAATTGTCCTTGTTGACCAAAAGCATTAAGATCCATGTGCCAATCATAAAAACCTTTTTTAGGATAAACTGTAAATTGTGCAGGTTCTGTTATTCTTACACCATCAAACATAAAATGATTTAAGTTTACTATAGATAATTGATTCTCAATAACTTTATACATCTGTGGTAATTTAACAAAAGGTATCCAAGATATAGTTGTAACTCTTTTTTTAGTATCATGCTTACCTTTGTCTCCACCCCCAACTTTTGCTTCTTCAGGTTTACATTGATGACCTGCATCAATAATCATTTTGCATTGCTCTGGTGTAAACATGGGGTCTGTTGTTGTAGCAACGTAGGATTGCCATCTTGGCATGTATGGTATTTGTGTCATTCTTTTTGTCCCGATCCAGTTCTTGAAGCCACAGGATTATAATCAACATCTACATTACAAACTAAGGTTCTACGTTTTTCTTTCGTTCCGTTAAATGGATATACGCAGTGTCTTATGTCGTAAGGAAAAACATAGAAATCACCTATTTTCATCTTGGGTGCATAGTCTGTTTTAGAAAACTGACCATTAGCTGCACCAATAATTTGGAGTCTACCATTCATAGGTTTTTCTTTAGCTGAATATTCTACGCCTGTATTTTCTGGTAATTTCATAATCATTACAGATGATAAACCTGTAAACAGTTTGCCTTGATGAATGTGTACAGGATTATATTCGTTTGCTTTCATTTCATTAACCCAAACAGAGTTTATAGATTTTTGTGTCGGTCCTATCTTGTTCCACTCTGTGTAGTGATCAAAGACTGATATAAACCAATTCAATATATCTTGTGGTAAGAAACTATGCTGATGCATCTTATCATTAGGTGGTCCATTAAAAAACAAAGATACTTCATCTTCTATTTTACCCACTAATTGCTTGTTTGCTTTAGGTAATTCTTTCTTACGTTTTTCGTAAATCTCATTAAGACCTACAAATATTTCCAGGGGAACTTGGTATTTTAAAACAGTTTGACCAAAATATATAAAGTCAAATTTCATATTACTTTTTTATTTTTTTTCTTGTTTCAGGTGGTGCTAACTCTTTCTCTCTAATAACTCTTTCAAGAGTATCAATCTGTCCCATAACATTAAATACTTCTGGTTGTGATGTTCCCGGAGTAAGAGTATTTTTTTGATGCTGTAATCTTAACAAGTAAGAATGTGCTTGGTGATTGTTAACATCTCTCTTATCAAAGTTACCATCATCAAACTCTTTTTTAAGTTTAGACCAAGTAGCAACTTCTCTCATTCTATGTTTGGCAACAAGTTCCATCTGTGCTTTATTGTATAGTTTTTCTTCTAACTCTATTTGTTTCATTTCTTTATCTAATGGATCGTTTACTTCTTTAATTTCTCTTTGTAGTTTTTTTATCTCAACTTCATTTTTTCTTGCATCAAAGGATAAGTGAACTAAATTTTCAAAGTGTGTGTTTTGCTCTCTTACAGACTGCCAATACTTTGCAGCTTTGGTTGGATATTTATTGTCAGATAAAACAGAAAACCTCATTTCTGTTTCTGTACGAAACATTTGTTTTTTCATCCATGTATCTTGTAGTTCTGGAATTAATTTTTTAAAATGTTTAACGTCTTCTTTATCTAATATATTAGTTAAATACTTAGACTCGGTCTCTAGTTTAGTCGCAATATTGCGTTTTTCTTTGTTCATGCTATCTCCTTTATTCATTTCTAATCTGTATATACCTTCTTTCTAGTTAAACGTCAACTATGAAGTTGTTATTGTAACCACTGCTGCATCTGCTGTAAACAATTCAGTTGCATTGGTTGCACCTGGAGGTGCTTCC